CGTCTCCGCAAGAGCTACGGCGTGGAATCAACCACCACGTCGTTCCAGTCGTTTATCTATTCAGCTGGAAGAAAAATAGCCCGTGTTCTTGGCCCTTTTGACTGGGACAAGGCTGCACGTCACTTCGCGTGGGGGCCTGGAGCTTCAACCCAGGTCAAGTCACGTGAAGGCGACGCGTACTTTAAATTCGGGGTTACCAAACCTCAAGTGACGTCACAATGCGCGCTGTTAGCAGCCTGTGCTATTGCACAGTCTCCGATCTGGTACAAACAGGTCGCCGGTCTTTCCGGCTCTGACTCCTTTGCGATGCCCAGCCCGGCTTTGATAGCTAGGGATCATCTGGACTTTGTTGAAGGAAATCGCGTACTCACCGTTCCGAAGAACGCAAAGACCGATCGTGTTATAGCGATCGAACCCCATATGAATATGTACATTCAAAAAGGGATTGGCGCCCTCATAAGGCGTCGTCTACTCAAGGTGGGCGTTGATCTCAATGACCAGACCCTTAATCAGGATCTGGCGCGTGAGGCCTCTGCCCGTGGACATTTAGCCACTATCGACCTTTCGGCCGCTAGTGATTCCGTGTCTATGGAGCTTATAGAACAGCTCCTCCCTGACGATTGGGTCCTGGCGATAAAGCTAACCAGGTCTCCAATCGGCGTTCTACCCGATGGTAGCAAAGTCAGCTACCAGAAGGTTTCTTCTATGGGTAACGGATTCACCTTCGAATTAGAGAGCCTGGTTTTCTGGGCCCTCTGCTCCGTTTGTGTTGACGCGACCATGGAGGTTTCGGATCGTCGCATTGGTGTCTACGGTGATGACTTGATTATTCCCGTAGAGACCTACCCCCTTGTTCGAGACGTCCTAGGTTTCGCTGGTTTCCAGCTGAATCGAAAGAAGTCTTTCGCAAGTGGACCCTTCAGGGAATCGTGTGGAAAACACTATTTCCTGGGATGCGACGTTAGTCCTTTTTACATCCGTGAGGATGTGAACACTACTGCACGTTACCTCTGGCTCGCCAACTCGATCCGACGATATGCACATCTTCGCATGCCGTGGGGTCTTGATGGTAGGTTTAAGGCAGCGTACAACCTAGCCGTCGAGGCTCTGCCTCGATGGCTTCGTCAACCCACTATCTCAGACGGCTTCGGCGATGGTTCACTTTTCGGTGACCTCGATGAAGTCTGCCCTTCTAGGCATAAGTCATGGGATGGTTGGGTGGTCAGGACTTTCATACCTGACCCTCACCGTAAACGCGTGAGTGGTAGTGCGCTACTCCTGAAGTCTCTTTCCTTCTCTTTAACGGGGAAGGCATGGTGGGAGAAAAGACTCCCGCCATCGGTGCTTCAGGCTGCGTTGGACGGCGGTCTTGATGGAGGATGTGATGTTCTCCTTCTCGACCGTCCGCGAATGAAGAGTAAGAAAATCTTCATTCCGCG